CAATAAGGAGAGAGCTTATCTGTATTTATTTTAAACTACCTGCCTATTTAAGTCGATCTTAAAAGACTAACTACCCTAGCGCAAGCCAGGGTAGTAGTCGAAAGGGTAGAAGGTCTAGCCTTGTTCCCAGATGTGCTCGCCTTCGGCGTCAACGCCAAGGTAGTTCATCTTCTTGGGAGGTGCGTAACCGTATGCCTCGGTGAAGGCTTCTACGAAGTCGCTGTAGGACATATCCGCGAATTCAATATCAAGGGAGATGCCATCAGGGATGGTGTCGTCACCTCGTGTGTCTGCGCCGAGACGATAAGTGACTGCCTTGGGCAGTTCTTTGAGCTCGCCACTTTCGGAGTCGGTGAAGACCACACCGAGCTTGGTGTTGCCTGAGCGGTAGCCCCAGCGACCAGTGGAAGACTGACCGAGGGTGAAGGTTACTGGTTGTGAAGAGTAATCTAGGTTCGCCATAAATAATATCCTTTCTATGGGTTAACGAATCCAATATTCAATGCCAACCTGGAATTGGGATTCACAATCCAGGAGCACCCCCGATAGGAGATAATCTATGTCTCCACTATTTTGTGGTAATTTTTAAACTTTCTTGAAAGTTAACGAAGAAGTGTTGTTTTGGATCTGGAAAAGTGGGGGGTTTTATATATTCGACTGCAAAAAAAATAGCGCATCTCGTAAATTAAAAAGAGAGCGCTTTTGCTTCGCTAGACGGTAAGGGTTTTGACCTATATGAGGCAAGTAAAAAATAAAATATAATATGACTTTTAATAAATACGTATATGTTGTATCATAGCACATGAAAAAATATACCTTGACGATTATTTACAATGAGAAAGATGGCGAGATTGAATCGTTGACGGAAAAGACTTCAGAAGACAACGAACCCCTAACTATCCATGCTAGTCCATATGTTATGGAGGCATTTGCGCAGGCAGACCTAATTGGTGCACTTGCAGAATTTAACGGGGAATACGTAGGAGAAGCGTAATGCGCCAATATAAGATTGGCAAGATTACACATCCTGTCTTCGAAAGTGACGAAGAGATCCCATCAGGTATAAAGATAGTTGAAAATTGGCGAGACGCAGAAGTTGGCGATTGGATGCGAGCTGACGATGGGAACATTATCCAAGCTCTCAGAGTTAACAAAGTATTGAATCGCGGCAAGGAACCTATAAAATATATAGGAACTTGTACTGGCACGTATCTATGCAGAGATAAAGATAAGATGGATACTGAGAAAAGGGAGAATATATACTCTTTTTCAGCTAAAGCGTCTAATAATACAGCCAAACGGATAAAGACTCGCAACTATCTGACAGCTAATGAAGCTGCATTCTCTAAATATATTGCCAATGGTTTTACGCCCGAAGATGCCTATAAGAGAGCGTATGGTACTGAAAATACTAAATACGCCAAAATGAAATCAGCCGTCCTAATAAAACAGGAGCGTATTGTGAGTGCTGTAAAAGAAGAACTTGATGTTGTTTTAAAAGACATGGGAATAGATCTCAAGTATCTAATAAAAGGTGTAAAGCTAGAAGCAGAAAACGCAGATAGATCCAATGATAGATTAAAAGCATTGTCTATGTTGTGGGATGCTGCCGAAGTTATACCAAAACAAAAAGTTACTCAACTAACAGGAGCCGTATTTCAAGGCTTTGACCAAGATATGTTAGAATCAGCTAAACGCCCCGAACTCCCAGGCAAGGTAGCTGATGCACGAACCAAATCATAACGAAACATTCAGCCAAATTCTGAAATTTTTCGACGCTTCGCGTCAAGATAGCGCTCGTAGCGATGCTACTCGCGTTGCTCAACCTGAAGGGTATTTTGAAGAAGGTGAATTTATAGAACCACAACCATCTTCAGACCCTATGTGGGTAGGTGAAACTCTTACTGATATTATGCATAGCGCAGGTATTAAAGATCCTGATCCCGAAAAAGCCGCACAACAAAAAGAAGCTCTTACTAAGGTTGTAGACTTTCTTTCTCCTCAATCACTTGGAGGTGCTGCGCTCATGATGGCTACTGGACCAATAGCTAAAATAGCTAGAGGTAGTAGGGGAATGATAAAAGCAGAGCAAGCCTATCCAGATAATCCTAATTATTTAATCTATAAAACTAAAGATATTTTAAGAGAAAGTGATAAATTACCACCTATTAGTCAAAAATCAGGTAGATATCAATTTGAAGGAAAAGATTTTCTTTTTTCAGAAAAAGTAAGCCGTTTTAATAAAATGGATAATAGACCTCTTCCTAAGGGAACAACTATCCACAGATACGATGTTCATGATATAAAAGATAAATACAAAGGTAGACAGTCAGGGCAAAAACCAAGTAAAGGATATTTACAATTTACTTTAACAGATATAAATAATTCTAATTTTGCACCTGGAGGTATGAGGGCGGCTGACATTTTCAATGAATCACTGCAGATGAGCAGGGAAATAGTAAAAGAAGCTGAAGTTTTTGGAGAAAGAGCTTTAAGAAGTCCAAAATTAATAACTAACGTTCATTTCTTTGGAAATCCAGAAAATAAAAATTCTGGTAGGCATGCAGCATTAAGCTTAAAACATGTATTTGATAGATTTGATGACGATTTTATTTTAGCAGAAAATGATCTTACTATGGATTCATTTACAACAATGGTACAAACAGTTTTAAAGCATGCTGAAGAAATGGAGTTTTTTCCAGATAAAAAACCAAATTTGTATTTTGCATCACGAGGGTCTGCTTTAAGTAAGGGTGTGGTAGACAAAGGAGTTACGGGTGCTAACGATCAAGTAGTTGGTTTAGAGCAAATCGCAACTCCTAATTTCAAAAATAAAATTAAAAGCTTATTATTTGAAATTGAGAATAACCCTAAAGTTTTTAATCCTAAAGATGCAAATATAAATGTAGTTTCTAAGCCAGTTGGAGGTTTGCCAGGTGGAAACAGGGGAGATCAAATAGCTCAAAATTTAACGGTTCAAGAAGCTGAGGATTTTAGACAATATAGACTAGCTATAGAAAGTAGCCCTTTTATTTTTAAATCGTTTAAAGAAAGACTTGCTGCAATTTTTGGTTTGCAAGTGACAGAGATGTCAAAATATTTAGAAGATCTTTCAGAAAAAAAAGATAAAGAATTTATAGATATGAATGATTTAAAATAATGCCGCATCCAAATCATTGTATAGATTGTGACGTACCAGCTACGGTTGTTATGAACGATGTATATTATTGTGCGGCATGTGCTTTAAAAGAAGTTGATAAGATAAAAGCAGAGGAATCAATGGGTGATAACCCTATAACATTAGATGATTTAGAAGACCCTATTAATACAGGATACGATAAAGAAACCGAAGAAGATAAAGATAAGGAGACCGAGGATGATTGAAGCATACGCTGAATACGGAGCTGTAGGTGTAATTGTAATTTTATTTGTTATGATGATAACTAACTTAATTAAAAGTCAAAAGGCTCAAAACGAAGATTTAGACAATATTCGAGTGCATATTGGAAAAATGGAATCAACCGTAAAAAATGTAGAAGGTATTACAATTAAAATGTTAGACAGATGGAATAAATCTGACGATATTAGTCAACGTCATAGAGAAGATATTGTAAGAGAATTAAATGACGTAACAGATGACTTGGCTTATTTAAAAGGTAGAATTAACGGTAAAGCTAGATGAATACAGACGATTACAGAACAGAAACTACAGCAAAATTAGTTAAACTAGACGAAAGACAGATTAGTATATTTAAATCTCTACAAAGAATAGAGAAACATTTAGAAAAGCTTAACGGGCAAACAGGAAGAAATAGTGATGAGATTATCAAGTTTAAAACTTGGGGATCTGCTGCTATTTTTGTTGTCCCAATAATAGTAACAATAATAATGAGGTTAATTTAATGCTGAAAAGATTAATAGCTCGTATGGTCGGTAAGATGGGTATGGTCCAAATGTTGATAATGGTTGGGGATTATGCTGTCAAGGCAAGTAAGTCTAAAAAAGACGACGAAATATGGGAAGAAGTTAAAGCACTTTTAGAAACTTTAGCTTGAACATAAACTCACAAAACGTCAGCAAGGCTGAAGAAGCTTTGCTTGAAGCATCTAAGGATATGATCTCGTTTGGAAAACTATTCCTTCCAGACGATTACATGAGATCTGAAACTCCTTGGTTTCATTATGAGATAGCTGACTCTATAATGG